GGACACTACTGTATATTGTCTCACCATCAGCTCCCAGGAGGAAGCTTAGATAATGACAATATGACCCCGTTAAGTTGGTGATTAACACCTTCCGCCGAGTACATAGCTGAGGAGTGATGAAGACGTCTGCTTGGGTTTCCTTGCAGTATCTCCATCCAGAACTCAATATGCCTGGTTTCTTCACTAACGGGAATCGCTTAGAACGATCGGGTACACAGGCGATGAAGTACTGGTTAAATTCAGTATTCATGCCTTCATACCATCTCCATTTATCCCCCATGCCTTTGTACAGTGGACCGTAGAAGGGCCTCTTAACGAGACTCTCAAGGTACTGCAACGCAGACGGTAAGGGCGTAATGGCTTTCACAAGTAATCTGTTAAACAGATTATACACTTGGTCAACCTTACGTGGATGACGTTCTAAGTACACGGGACGTACGTCGACTCCTTTTACGAAGTCGGTCCCACAGGTTTCACGAAACGGACCTAGAATATAGGTCTTATCCGTGTTTGTTTTAAAACCTGCATAGCGTAGTAGTTCGATTGCTAACAGAGCACTGCGAGAGTCAATTACTATATCGTCTCCGTAAACTCGTAGCGATCGAAGATCACCACCTGAATAAACGGTAGCTGCTTTAGTGATGGCCCAAAACACTAACGTTTCTAAAGGAAACGTCGTGGCATTGCCCATGGAAGAAAACTTCTCATAGGCATGCCAGTGTTTACGATCTAAGGTATATTCCTTCGATCTGAGGTCATCAACAAACTCAAACCACCCTTCTGGAAGTAAGTACCGCAGTAGTTCAACAGTAATACTGTCGCTTGCTGCGGATAGATCAATCGTGGAGTATCCATTATGAATGGAGCCCCGACGTGCAACTTTCGAGTTGCGCGACTGATCATCCAGTGTGATCCCAACTTGGCGAAGTTTGCGTTTCAAAAACGCATCAACACCTTTTTGCAGGAACACGTTTAGGGATGGTTCAATAGCTATCGTTCTGTCTTTGTTCCATTTTTTTTTGGAACAGACGTAACGCGATTGCCTCGTACAACCTTAAACTCTTTTCCTTGGTCGCGGAGCCATCGGCCCCAGACGGGATTACGAGAAAAGTAGTGTACAAGATGAGGCAGGGCATCGGATGTCACCGTATGAGGGCCGTCAATCTTAT